TGAACGACAATCAATTCAGCGCGTGTGTTTCACTTGCGTACAACATCGGTCAAGGTGGTTTCAAAAAGTCGTCTGTATTTAAGAAGTTAAACATCAATCCTAACGACCCAACCATTGCAGATTCTTTTCGTCTTTGGAACAAAGGTGGTGGTGTTATCTTGAAAGGTCTTGTTCGTCGTCGTGAAGCAGAAATTGAATTGTATTTTAAGAAATGAACACAGAAAAAGAAATAGGTTTGATACACGAGCAGCTCCAAGAAATGGACAAGAAAATAGACCGTATTTACAACGTGTTGATTGGTGACGACCAGATGAAAATTGAAGGTCTTGTTAGCAAGGTTCAGAAGCACGACAAGTATATTCAGAACCAAAGGTTGCAGGTTGCTCGTTTGAGTGGTATTGCAGCCACCGCAGGTGTTGTTGGTGGTTTAATCGTTCAACTTATTTTGAAAATGATATGAAGGAATGGTTGAAAAGTTTGTTAAGTAATTGTTCGAAAGTTAGTTCGAAACGAATTATTGCTATATTTGTTACAATTAACTTAATCGTTTTAAGTTACGTTGCAACATTTTCATACTACGTTTGTCCTATTGCGATGTTTGACACACTCGCTTTGCTCACAGGTGGTTTGTTTGGTGGAACAGTAATAGAACGATTCACAAAACAAAAATCAAATGGCGAAACAAACGGAAGCACGCAAGATAGCAGCGGAGATTTGTAGCAAGTTCCCCGATGCTCCTCATCATTCTTTAGCATCTAAACTATTCACGGAATATCCAGAAGCGTTCGATTCTCAAGAACACGCGCGTGATTTCGTTCGTCGTGTTCGTGGTAAAATGGGGACGAAAAGTCGTAAATTTAATACTCAAAAAGAATTGATAGACACAGCACCACGACCTTCCAACCCTTACGCGCTTCCAAAATCTTATTCAAAGAAACGTCGTCACGTTGAATTGAAGGGAAATAAGTTTCTCATTCTTTCAGATATTCACTTGCCATACCAAGACAACGAAGCGTTAGAGTGCGCTATTTCTGAAGGCTTAAAACAGGGGTGTGATGCAATCATTTTAAATGGTGACGCGTTGGATTGTCATATGATTAGTGACTTCGTTAAAGATCCACGCAAGAGAAAATTCAAAGACGAACTATATTCAATCCGTCAATTCCTTGCGTCGCTTAGAAACACTTTTCCAAACGCTCACATTTATTACAAGGAAGGAAACCACGAGGAAAGGTATTGGAGATATATGCGAATTAAAGCACCCGAACTATTCGACATTGACGCGTTCGACTTTCCAACGCTTACCCATTGCGACAAACACGACGTGAAATGGATTGACGGAAAGAGCAAATTAAACATTGGCAAACTTTCAATCTTTCACGGTCACGAGTTCGGGAAACAATTCCTTCCTTCGGTCAACGTGGCGCGTGGTTTATTTATGAAGACGAAAGTTTCTTCTTTGTGTGGACATCATCACCAGACAGCAGAACACAATGAGCGCGATGCTAACGGAAAGTTTATAACCTGTTGGGGTGTTGGTTGCTTATCAGAACTTTCACCCGACTACAATCCTTATTCAAAGTACAATCACGGATTCGCCATTGTAGACAAGGGAACGAATGGTGCTTTTAGCGTTAAGAATTACAGAATACACGAAGGAAAGATATTATGAAAAAGAATTTATTATTTGCAATCCTGCTCGTTTTGGGAACGTCTCTTATTTGGACGGTGATTTGTTGGAATTGGTGGGGACGCGATAAGGCAAAAGACGTTCACGTTGAAATTCAAAAGCAAGATAGCGTGATAAACTACAATGCTGGCGAATACGACCGCCTACTTGCTGAACAAATTGAACTATACAAACAACTTCGCACCTATGAAGACGCTCAACTTACAGCCAAAACCACCTATCAAAGAACTCGTGATATTGTTCTTGTTCGAGATACTATTGTTCGCGTTGATGTCGTACGTTTGGTGAACTCCTGCGATAGCGTTATTGCTTCTGATTCGTTAGTAATTAACAACCTCAAAGAACAATTGAACGTTGAAGGTTTAAAATTAGAAAACTTACAAGAAGTTGTTGAGGCTTATGAACAGAAGACCGATATTTTGACCGAAGAAATTAACACTCTAAACGTGGAAAAGAAAAAGTTAGACAAACAAAAAAAGCGCAGAAACCACGCTTTAATCTTTACAACGTCAGTCGCTGCTCTTTCTACTTTTGTTCTTTCAATTTTACTTTAGATTCGGGAACGTAGAACTTCAACGAGAACTCAATTGCTTCACTTAAGAAAGCGTTGCGACTATTCTCTCCACGTTTCTCATCTATCTCGTTCCACAGGTCTTTGTGCAAATAGACACATATTCCTTTTTTAGTTTTGCTTTCTGGCATCTTCTTCAATTTTAAGTTTCTTCAAATAAAGCGCAAGGTCAAGAGCTTCCTCGTAAGCGTGTTGTAGCCACTCAGAACGCGTTAAATCGGTGCGGTCTAACGTTGTTCCGTACGTCTCCATTCCCTTCGCTTCACGCGCTTCTAATTCAGCAATAACTTGCGTGAGTAGATTACTTTTCTTCATTCTTGGTCATCATTGTTCCAATCATTAACGCGATGTATATTTTTTCTTTCGAGTTCATATCCTTGCGCTGTGAAAGTTCCAACAAGATGTCTCCTAAAACCTTTCCCTGTTGAAAGTAGGTTGCGATTGAATTGACAACCTCACGCTCTCGGTCGTATGTCATTTTAAGCGATTCGTATAGTGGTGTGTTTTTCATTCAGTAAATGTATGCTAAATAATTCTAACCAACAACATATTGTCCATAACTTGGATTGAGTTCGAAATACATTCGCATCATTATCGCGTCGGCAACGTCGGGAGAAATACCTTCGCGGTTCTTGATTACGTCCTTCGGTGTTACTTGCAACTTACCGTCAACGTCAGCGCGGTGTCGCTTAATCATCTCCAGTTCGCGAATGATTTGTTCCTTGCGTGTGTTCGATAAGATAGTGACTTTGTTTTCTTCAACGTATTGAGCTAATTTGTAGTAACATTCGCTTTTGAGATTTTGGTATTGTGGGTGCTTTGGTTTTGATCCGTTGACGAACCCGCGACATTTAAGAAAATCAACCACTCCACCACCAACTCCATCTTCATCACAGACGACATCTTGTAACAAAATTGAGTGTTCTTTTGTTACGACGCGTATCTTGTTCACGACTTCGTCTAACGCTGCGCGATTGAGTTCAATTATATCAATGATAGTTAGACCTTCCCAAACAATTATAATCGTTCTATCCTTCCCGAAACGCGCAATGTCGGCTGTGATGTATTTCTTTCCTTCATTGATTACTTCGTTTCTAAACATTCGAAGAAGATTCTCCGTGTTAAATAGTTTGTCGCTGTCGTCGTCAAACTCCCAGTTGCCTTCGAGCAGACGTTTGCGGTCGTACTCTGGAAGTTTCTGTAAATTCTCTAAATACGTCTGCGAAATGTACGGGTTATCGGTTGGCAATGCTTGGACAAACGCACGGTCATTTCTCAATTCACCTTTCAAATTAGCGTAGTAAAAGTCATTATACAACCAACCCTTTGAAGGGTTACAAGTCATCAATCCCTTCGGTCTATCGTTAATCAATTTGTAACGTACACGCGATTGCAAAATGTCAATACAACGCTTCGAAACTTCCGCTACCTCGTCAACGAAGTAGTCCGTGATTTCAATAGAACCAAATCTTTGAAAGTCGGGGTCTGAAGGCATATCCGCCAAGTCCATAAGTATCGTTTGGCTTCCGTTGTACCACTTAATAACGTGGTCTTGTCCGTTGTATGTGTAGTGAACGTTAGGTTTTAATCCGTGTAAGGTGCAAAGTTCAAAGAAGGTTTGCATTGTTGACAAGCGCAACTTCTTCAATTCAGCACGACCAATTAAACCCTTCGTCCCTGGGTATTTTAGTCTTCGTTTTATCTGCCAATCGCAACCGAGAAAAGACTTTCCACTAAACACACCGCCACCATACAAGACCTGCGCAATAGGACTTTCGTAAGAAAGAAGTTCTAAAGCGTGTTTCTGTTTGTCGTGGTAAATTATTTCGGGCATTATTTCACATTTATATTTTTCACCACTTTAATTTTTGGTTTGGTGAAGATTTTTAATATGTATAATTCAGCTTCTTCAATAGTTTCGAAAACCATATCAACACAAATTTTGTATCGATATTGATAATCTCTAATAGATTCAGTCTCCCAACCGCACCACTTTTTTTGTTGCACTTTGTATATTGTTTTTCCGCAATGTTCTTGCGAAACAATTCTTAATTTTTTCATATTATTTATTATATCAACGCTTCAATTTGACGCGGCAGGTATTCGGGTTTGTATGGTTGCATTAAAATAATTTTAATTGTAATTTTTCTAACCTGTCCATTTCAGCAATTACCTTGAAAATTTCATAGGCAACCTGCGGAACGATAGCATTTCCGTAACCCTTTATAGATTCTTGTCGCCATTTAGGAAAGGTAATTCCGTCCAATTGGGTGGGAAGCCCATCATCTCCGCCACAAATCGGGGATTGAGTTGGGAATCTTTCGAATGATAGTTCTTCTCTCCTTCTTCCATTTGACAATAAATTGATTTCATTGATACTCTTCTCGTTGGAAAATTGTCCAATGAGTTTGGTGGATACGCTCCCTTTGAGTCGCTCACTGTTGGAGTTGAAAGAAGTCCCATACTCAACATTCTCGGCAATGTCATTGAGTGCATTGATCCCTCTTTCACTTGGCTGCTCTTCATTGTTGCACTCGCGTTCGTGCTGTCGAATACTGTCTGAGTTGGTAGCATTCCTCTCTGATAAACAAAACCCGATTGAATCTCCTGTGCAAGCGTTCCGCTGTTCCCAAACTTCTGCTCCTTCTTGCTCAAGTTCTCGCTGTATGAATCCATCGCGCTTGGTGTTTTTAGCAATGAACCAAACCCTATCTCTTCTATGGGGCGCACCGACGGCACAAGCTGGCAATAGTATCGGTTGTACTTCGTACCCTTGACTTTCCAAGTCAACGCACACTTCTTCGAAGACCATTCCCCCATTCCAATTAGTAAGTCCACGAACGTTTTCGCCCACGACGTAGGTTGGTTTAACTTCTGAAATGACTCTGAGCATATGCGGCCAGAGGTGTCGCTCGTCCTCTTTCCCAAGTCGTTTACCTGCGCTTGAGTATGGTTGACAAGGAAATCCGCCTGTGAGTATGTCAATTGTTCCTCTGTGAATAGAGAAATCTGTCTTTGTAATGTCTTCATAACTGATTGAGTTTGGAAAATAATGACTTAAAACTTTGCGTGGGAAAGGCATCCATTCACAATGAAATGTATTGTTCCAACCCATCCATTCAGCGGCTAAATCGAAGCCACCGATTCCACTAAACAACGATCCGTGATTCATTGTTTTGACAAGTATAATTTATACAACTCACGCAATCCTTCGAATTGAATTGATTCTTTAACAAGCATACGCTTTCTATCACTCATTCGGTCAACCATTGGTTTATTCAACTTTTGCTCGTTGAACACCGTTGCTCTTGCCCTCGCTTTGCATCTTTGATATTCTTCTTCTGTGAACGTTTCAAGCGTTATACGTTTACTTTCTTCGAGCCAACGCATCATTGACACACCTCGTAATTCTAACGTCGTCATTTTGCCTTGTTTGAAGCTCTGCACGTCTTCGTCCAACATTCTTCTCCAGCTATCATCGTTTACCGCCATTTCGTTTTCTTTTATTAGTTCTGCTTTTTCCTCAATTGATTGCGCTATTTCACGCTGAATTTGTAAGTTCGCCTTGTCGCGGTGTGGTTTGTAGTGTGTCAACACGTCACCAATAAACGACACGCTCAACGCTCCAAAATGCTCACACTTTTTACTCAGTTCATTCGCTGCATTTAGTTCGAACGCAAGATTGAAGTGTTCGAATGTAACCCAACGAAAGTGTTTCATTATAAATTCGTGAAGCATCTGGAGTAATTGCGCTTCGGGAAGTGCTATTCCGTACATAGCGCACACCTTCGAGCATAACTTAACGAACGTTGGAAGGTCGTAATCGGCTACAAATGCGCTTTCGCGTTCTGCACGATCAACCCTTTGTGTAATTGTGAGCGTCGTTGTAGATGCGTTGCGCAGCATCGGAATCGAATTTTCCATTTTTGATTTTTGTTTGTTGGTTTGTTGTTGCGAATGTACTTAAATCCCACTTACGAACGGCAGCCTTCCAATCTTTCATCGCGTTCCTTCCCACCTTCCAACCGTTCGCTTCATAGTGAGCGTGAAATTTCTCGGTAAACTTAAGCGCGTCGTCGTTGCTTAACTTTTCGCAAGCGTATTCGTATATTTCGACAACGGTAGGTTTGACGAACGCAGTTTTCTTTTCTTTCGTCGTGACTGGAAGGTTTGCCTGTGGAACTGATAAGCGAATAAGAATATCGTTTATCTTTTGTTCCTGTTCCTTAACCTGCGCTTCGAGTGTTTCAACTCGTTTCTTTAGTTGTAGTATTAGCATTATATTTTCTCCTCTCTGATTTCTATTTTGAATAAGTCTTTTAGTATTTCAACCTCAGCATCTTTGAAGTTGGTCGTACCTTGTTCGCGAAGGCAGTAATTGCTTTGTTCAATGCCTAACTTATACGCAAGGTATTCTTGGCTGTAACCGTAGAATAATCGGTAGCACTTGACGGATTTGTGAAATGGTATCATTAGTCCCAACCCTCCCCTTTTGCGTCGTCGTCTGCGTAATCCCATTCGTCGCAGTCTGGACAGGTAACAATCTC